ACCGAGGTTTTTGAGAAGGTCCGCAATCAGCCCGGCGTCTTTGATTTCTGACAGGGCATTTGCAATCTGCAGGTACTGGCTGTGTGGGTTATCAGCATCAGCATGTTTTTTCATTACGCTGTCTGTGTATGCCTTCACTTCGATAACGGCATCATCCACATACTTCCGCGTTGCCAGCACCACGGACGGGTCAATCTTCAGGGTGATAGCGTCGGTGCTGTTAATGATCAGCATCATGCGCACGGTCTGCGTGCGGCCACTGCCTTCCTGCAGTGCGGGTTTGTAGGTTTCCGGCGTGTTGCAGACCGCGATCAGCGTCCCGTCCGCGTCGAACAGGCCCATTTCCCGGATCCAGAACCCGCCCGACGTTTCGGGGATCACCTGTTCGGCAATCATCTGGCTGGCGTTGTCCGGGTCAATGCTCAGCGTATTGATGGCGGCGCGACGCACCTCGTTAACCAGCTTCGTCTGGCTGGCGTTCGGTGTCGGCAGCGTGCCGCCGCCGTCGCCCACGGCCATCTGCGTGATATTCAGTTTTGTACCGAGTGCGGCAGCGTTGGCAATCTTCGACGCGCCCAGGTTGGTTACGATTGCATAGTATTTTTGTGTCATGGTCCCACTTCCATCAGGTCAATAACGTGAACCGCCGCGCCGCCATAAACTGCGCCGCTGACGGAAATAATTTCCGGGGTATACGGATAAACGGTCAGGTCATCACCGTCATAGCTGGCCGCCGCTATAAGCGTTTCACCGCTGACCTGCAGGTTTATCGACATTCCCAGCAAATGACGGCTGCACGGCTTCGCATCGCTGATCAGCCGTTCAAGTTCCTGATAGGTCTCTTCGGTTATGCCCTGGTCCTGCACGCCGATGTCCAGCCGGAACGTGCCGGGTGCTTCACCATTTTTCCACCACTCAACAACCCGGATCAGGAAGCCGAACGGCTCCACCACGCGACGGATGGCGCTAATAGTGCCCTTGTGCTGATGGATGTAAAACGCATCGCTCACCACCTGCCGCTTGACGCTCTCCACCCAGCTTTCGTCCCAGCGATCCACTGAAAACGCCCAGGCTAGATACGGCAGAAAGCTCACCGGGCATGTGGCCGGGTTCCATAAGTCGCGCAGAGGCACGCTCAGCCCGGAAATGCCGCTGCACGCCTGCGCTAAACGGCGCTCAAGCGCAGACGAACCGGGCGGCATCAGGCTGCTATTGCTCATGTCACCCCCTGATCGCCCGCCACGGAAATGTCCGTGCCGGTGCAGTAACCCGCCTGCGTGCGGTCCATAATGATGTCCTCCGATGGTTCGGTGATTTCCACCCAGTCCACACCGGCCACGCGCATCACCGCCCCGTAGGACTCACGCCGCACGCTGCGCCCCAGCTTTTTCTGTTCGGTAAGGTAAGCGGCCAGATTTGCATTTGCCGCCTCAAGGCAGGGACCGGCGGCCACGCCGTCGAACAGGTGCAGTCTGGCCTTCACGCTGTAGTTGCGAATAGTCGCCCCCTGAACCGTCACACGGTCGGCCACCGGGCGCACGCTGTCGGCGCTCAGTGCTGTGTCCACTGTATTCAGCAAATCCGCTGCCGCCGTGCCGTCGCCTTCGCGGCTCAGGACGGTGATCAGCACCGTCGCTGGTGAGGGGCTGATGGCGGACACGTCCTGCACCCGGCCATCGGCGCTTTTTGCGTGAAACTCATACGCACCCGTCGGTCCGGCCACGCTCAGCCCCTCAAACGCCTCCGGCACGCGCACGCGCAGCGCGTCATCCGATTCCATTACCGCATCCACCGGCGGCACCGCGTCCGGGTCAGCAGGGGTCACGGTCAGGCGCTGCACGTTACTGCGGGCGGCCAGCTGGTCCAGATCGCTGCCGATGGCATAAGCCACCATTACCGCCTGTGCCGCCTCGTTAATGCGCTGGCGCAGCAGGATTTCGCGGTAGGTGTTTTCCTGCAGGCTTTTCACAATCGGCTCAGACTCCAGCGCCAGCACGCGGCGCATGGCGGCCTGTTCATCCGCCGGATAAAGTGCAATCAGCGCCTCTTTACGCTCAGTCAGCAGCGATTCAAAGTCCGGCACCTCAATAACCTGCGGTGCGGGCAGCTGGGAAAGGTCAATTACCGCCACTGTTCACCCCCGTTGGCACAGACATAGCAACCGGCGAACCGTCATCCCGCTGGCCGGTCAGCTCAACCACCATAGAGCCGTCAAAGTCGCTGGTAAGGTTTACGGTGCTCAGCCTCACGCGAGGCTCCCAGCGGCTGATGGCGACATACACCGCCGCCATTACCTGCAGGCGGATCACGTCTTTCTGCGGCTGGTCAATCAACGCGGACAGCAGCGAGCCGTAATCACGCCGGGCGATGCGGCTGCCTTCAGGTGTGATCAGTATGTCGCGCACGCTCTGCCGGATGTGCTCGATGTCGGTAATGGCTTCGCCGGTGTCGCGGTTCATGCCGAGGTACATCATTGCGGGCCTCCTGACATATCGCCGCCACTCTTAACTTTGTCGTGTAAGTGCTTATCAGCAATTACACCGTTAGAACTCATTGAACCGCCGCCGTGTGTCACATCGCCGTTCATCGTGGTGTCACCGTTGATCCGGATCTGGCTGGCCTCTATCCCCAGCACCTCGGTGATCAGCTGAATGCCGTCTGCCGCTTCAATGCGCACGCTTTTGATGTTCTTTATCAGCAGCTGGCCGGTTTCCGGCTCGTACTGAAAACAGCCGCCGTCCTTAAACACGGTGGTGGTGCCGTCTTCCGAGTAGTCAGGCGGCGGAAAGGCTTCTGAATAAATGGCGGGCAGCGCAAAAGCGGTTTCAAGATTTCCGCCCAGGCTCAGCAACACAACCTGTTCCCCGACAGTGGGCTGCCACCATGTGCGGGTGTTACCGGCGCGCAGGGTGAGCCAGTTAATCCAGTTGGTTTCGAGGTCGCCCGTTTTCACCCGGCACAGCCAGTTAACCGGATCCACTTCGGACACGGTGCCGGTGCGGATCAGGTTGGTGATAAGGCGCATGATTTCGGTCAGTTTTTCGTTCATTCATTTAGCATGCTTTGTTTTCTGTCTAAATGAACCCTTATGCTATTGTCTTATCAACCACACACCAAATTAAAGGTTTGTCATGAGTTTAAAAGCTGAAAACGTCACGCAGAATGTTGATAAAAAACAGAAGCTATGGCGCTATATGACATTAGATCGCTTAATAAACTTGCTTGATACAAAAAAACTTTTTTTCACTCCGATTAAATACTATGCTTCAAGTGACCCATTTGAGGGTTTATTACCTAAAGCATCGCTTGATGCAATTGCAGGTGTGTTGAAAAGCTCTCAAGTTGAGTTAATTAAAAATATTATCAAGGTAAAAGAGCATGCTTTATCGACAAGCCCACTCCCTGATGAAGTTAAATCTAATGCAGCTTTTGAGTTTGAAAAATTGAAAAGCCAGGTCGAATTATATCCTGCAAGAATGGAAAGTGTTTACTTTAATTTAATGAGTTGCGTTGTAGTAAATTGCTGGCATCAAAATGATTTTGAATCTGAAGCAATGTGGAAGTTATACTCCGACTCACATAAAGGTATAGCTATACAAACGACTGCCGAGTCTCTTGTAGAGTCAGTTATCGACCCAAGATCGAGTGCTATATATTTTAGTGAAATAAAATATATTAACTATGACTCTCCTCATCTCAAGCCGGGAGATTGCGTAGTTAATGGCAATATCGGCCCTTTACTTAAAAGAACAGCATTCCAGCATGAAAACGAAGCAAGGCTATATTTCTCACCCAAAAAGAATTATAAAAACCCAGGCGAAGCCAAGCCTACCCCTGAGTTTGTCTCTGTTGATATAAACAAGCTCATCCATAAAATTTTTATTTCACCTTATGCATCTGAGCCATTTCCAAGTAGTGTTGAGTGTGTGTTGAAAATGTTTGGCATAAGTGATGATAAAATAGTTCGGTCAGAGTTGCTAACACCAAGCAATAATCTAATGAGAATGTTTTAGTTTCTTTGTTCTTCTTTTTTTAATCGAAGCATAGTACTTTTGCGCTATAAAGGCTGACTCACTTATTGAGCCAGCCTAAAAGCATTTCATAAACTCTATTTTTAACTGCATCATTTATGCCCAGCAGCGGACGTTCTGCATATTTCACCACCGGTCCGCGATGGCTTACCCGGTCCCGCAGGCCGTAGTGGTGGACGCGGGCCAGCTTCTGCACCCCCGGCACAAAGGCAACCTCCGCGGCGTCCGCGCCTGCCTGCGCCTTCAGGTACTTCGCCGTTTTCAGCTTCGCGAACATGCCGCGACGGATGCGGCCCTTTTTGCTGCGGGCGCTGACGCGGCGCGGCTCCCATGCGGTGCCGTCCGGCGAGCGCTGCGCGGTGATGTTTGCCTGCTGGATGCGGCGCACGTCGCGTGCCACCTCGCGCAGCATCTTTTTCCGGGCGGCAGGCTCCAGCTGTGACAGCAGCGCCGCCAGCCAGGCATCTACTTCATGCAGTTCAGCCACGTTTCACCGTCCAGACTTCCTCCGGCGCGTCCGGCTCTGGCACCGCTTCGATATGTGCCTTGCCGTTCTCAACCGTAGCTATCACGCGCTCGGTCAGCTTCAGGTCCATGCTGATGTCACAGCGGTCATTAGCAAGAATATCGACCTCAAACGAAAACAGCTTTTCTCGCGCATCGCTGTTCTGCAGCGCGTCGGGCTGGTTTTCTCGCAGCCACAAAAGCACCGGGGCCATCAGCAGGTTTTGGTCGCCGGTGAAGTCGGTGATCACCACATTCAGCGTGTAGCGATACTCCCACGACAGAGACGCGGCGGACGTGGCGACCAGCTGGCCGCTGTCCACGAACAGGTGCAGGCGGTCCGGGTTGTCGGCCACGTACTGTACGGACTTATTCAGGGCGCTGCGTAAGGACTGCGGCTTGTTCATCGTCTTTTTCCTGACAGCTGATGATGGTATCGACCTTACCGGCACATGCAGCCCAGGCGGCCTCCGTTTCGTCCAGCAGGGCCAGAAGGTCGCCGTTATTGCGCGGCGCTGCCGGGTCCAGCTGGCAGCGGGTGATTTTCGGACAGCCACTGACGGTAAGATTCACCTCCTGCGAGGGCCGGTCGCTGGCGCAGCCGGACAACAGGATCAGGCAAAGCGGTATCGCTCCAGCGGCGAAGGTCTTCATTTTCACGTTTCATTTCCTCAATCGTTCGCTGCCGGTCGCGCAGCAGCTGGCCGTTGCGTTCGGCGGCGGCGTAAAGCTGCGTCTGTGCCTGGCTGCTGGTCTGCGTCAGAATGTTCAGGGCAATCAGCTGGCTGTTTTTCTGGCTCAGCTTTTTTCCCTGGCCCGCAATGGTGGTCTGCTGCGCATCAATCCTGCCGTGGGCGCTGCTCAGCCGGTAAGACTGTACGCCGGTGACAAGCAGCAGGATCAGCACAATGAAAGCCAGTGCGCGCGTCATGCCGCAGCCCGCTCAAGCTCGGACCTGATCATCCGGCGATAAAACATCGCATGAAGACCGGCAAACGCCGCCAGCTTCCAGCCCGCACCCCACATCACCACGGCGATAAATACGCGGTGATACCACCTGAGCGGCACGCGGTCAGCCAGCTGCGCAAACCGCAGCAGCCAGACAAACACCTGCTTTCGTTCACTGCCGGTCAGGGTGAAGGAGTACAGGCCGGAAAATCCGATAACGGCCCATGCAAAGAAGTCAGCCCACAGCAGGGCCGCCAGCGGATAGCCCGCAAAGCTGCCGTGACTGATACTGACCAGCGTCAGCAGGACGGTGAGTAACGCCGTAAACCACCATTTTTTTACCATCTGCATTTCAGACTCCTTTAAGGCACCAGGCCAGTTCACGTCCGCGCCGGTTATCCAGCCCCTGATTAAATATGCCTTTCACGTACACCCAGCGCGGCAGCTGGTAACACGCCTCGCGCCACTGGCCCTTTTTCAGCAGCACCACCATCGTGGAGCCGCACACGTTGCCGGTTCCCACGTTGAACGCCAGCGACACCAGCGCGTCATAAACCTGCTGCGGCATAGAGACCGCCACGCAGCGCGCCAGTGCCGCCTCGGTGCGTAACACGTTGGTGATAAAATTCCCCGCCGCCTGCCGTTCCGTGATGGTTTTACCCGGCACGACGCCGGACGTGTTGCCGATCCCGTCGGTCCACTTTCCTGCGCTGCACTGGTACGGCTGCAGGCGGCAGCCCTCATAGTCGGCAATCAGCCGCAGCCCCTCTACGGAGGTGTGCAGCAGCTGAAAACCGGGCATCGTGGCGGCCAGCGCCAGCACCACGCCCACGGCGCAGCGTTTAACGGTCTGCAGATTCATATTCACTCCGCGTAATACGCCCGCTTGCCAGAAGCTGGTAGGTTTTGTGTTTGTAGTACCAGCTGATAAGCGCCATAAGCAGGCCGATTAGCACACCGGCCACGGTGGACATGTCTTTGAGGTCCATGCCGCCCAGCCACGCCATCACCACCGCCACGCACCAGGTTAAAAAGGTGCTGATTTTTTCCCACATGATTCAGTCCCAAAGCTGGACGGCCTGCACGGTGGCCGTCGCTGTCACGTCCGGCAACTCCACCTCCAGCCCGTGCTGTAAGAGGGGGCCGTGCTCCGCCAGCCCCGGATTTGCCTGCAGCACCTGTTCCGTCATGCCCTGCGTGCGCCCGTAGTGACGCCAGCAGAGTGCGTCCACCGTGTCATACTGCTGCGCACGCACTTTCATCAGATAAGCTCCACGGTGCAGTGCGGCATGTCCTGCACGCGGCTGATAGCCCAGCGCGCATCGCGCCAGAGATCGCCGCTGGCATCACTCAGTTCTTCGCCGCGCTTAACCGCTGTCGCGGTGGCGTCAAAGTCCTGATAACGCTCGTTCAGCACCGCGCGCGTCCAGCACCACACCGCATTTTCATAGTGATGCAGCCGCACGCTCACACCGGCCAGCTTCTCAGCCGGAACGTCAGCCAGGCCGTTATGACCGGCCAGCTCCTGCCGCTCACGCCACGGGTAAAGCTCCGCGTTAACCTCCGCCATCGCGGTCAGCACCACCTGACGCAGACGCTCCGGCGTCACGGTGCCGTCAACGCGCATGACGCTGCGGAACTTCGCCAGATC